AGCGAAGTGCTTAGATTTTGTTCGGCCCGTGTTCCTTTCCAAACAGGAATGTTGCAGAAATCAGGAGTCCTTGGAACTGTAGTCGGTAGCGGTGTAGTGAGGTATATTGCGCCGTATTCGAGAAAACAATACTACGGAACCAGCAGAACAAGACCATATGACAAAAACAGAGGTGCATATTGGTTCGAACGTGGTAAAGCAGTAGAGCGGTATAGGATCTTACAAGGAGCGCAAAGAATTGCACGAGGTGGACGATGAATACAACAATAATCTCGGCATTGTTCGACTATTTTGAAAACTGTCCTCTCATGACGGAAAACAGATTAAATGTTGATTATCTTCCTGAAAACACGGGACAGGCAGGAGTTGAATTTGCTATTGCCACTGAACCTACAGACGAAACTGTGTATACATATCATGATGGCGGAGCAAGATGTAAATACCCCTTTGTGATTAGTAGCGTAAATGACTACGGTCCTGATGACGCACAAAACATACTAAATTCGGGGTTCTTTGAAAACTTAGCCAGGTGGTTAAGGTTGCAAACAAGGACACGAAACTTTCCAATCTTACCGGAAGGTATGAGTCCCAGAAGCATTCGAGCAATAGGCCCCGGATATTTATTTCAACCGGATGTAAATGCCGGAAAATATCAAATCCAGTGCGAACTGGAGTATTACAGAAAAGGAGATTAAGGAAACATGAAACTATCAGAACTTATGCAGGGTAAAACGCCCAGCGCATCTTTTGAAGGGTTTTCAACAGCAGATGATATGGTCTTGGCCATTGATTTCACCGGAACACTATCCAGCCCTAGCGATTATGACGACTATATCGTGGCGCAGGTGGGCATAACCGAACAATCCGGATCGCTTTCGGCTCAGACTCAAGATAGTCAGTATCTTAGAACGGGAAGTGTCTCAATAAAGACAGGAACATCTCGCAGTTTCAACATAACCGGTGATAGATATACAGGTGATTCATTCCAGGATGCAATCCTTGCACATGCAATTAAGTATGGAACAGGCCAGGAAGTAATAAAATCTTATGTGTATTTCAATATGCTTACAGGGAAGGGCGAAAAAGGAAAGGTGTCCATTGCTGTAGCTGACGACTTATCCGGTGCAGCGGGTGATAATGCAGGATTCAGCGTAACTCTTTCATCTACAGTCAAACCTGAAGAATATACTTATACTCCTCCTACACCGGATCCTCCGGCTGGTGGGTAATAGAGGATTAGTGAAATGACACGAAGGAAAGAAGAGTCACGTACTATTAAGGATACGGACATACAGGAAAAATACGAAGTAGTTATCAGTTTCACCGATCCGGAAGATAAGGATGCCCCGGAAGGTGCAAATATCTATTGGGCCGGGAAAAACCTTTATCCGCGTGATGGTTATAAGCCAACTGCAAAACGTATAGCCTTTCTGCTAAGCAACAAGACTTCGTTTAAAAAACCGGTTATATCAAAAAGATAAAGCAAAAAGCGGGCGTTTGCATTTAGTTGCAGACGTCCGCACACTTATAGGAGTAACGAATGATTGTAAATGACATTGAACTTAACTTTGACATAACCTCCCCTTCGGATATCTTAAGATACAAACAAGCCGGAGAACGTATGGAAAAAGAAGGAGAATTAATTGAGCTTCCTACAGTACCTCCTGATGATCCTACTTTTTTTGATGCTTATATTGAAATGTTAAATGCCGAACTTAGGATTTATGGAAACTTCCTAGACGAGGTATTCGGTGAAGGAATAGCTGAACAGCTACTTGGAAATAATCCAAGTTTAAACAAGATTGCTGAAATAAATGAAGCACTGGGTGCAGCTATGGAAGAACAGGGAAAAGAGTTTGGTGTAAGGTTGGAAAAATATAAGCCTAATAGAGCGACAAGGCGTAAGAAGTAATGAATATTCTCCTTTTAGACGGATTACCCGAAGAATACGAAGGAATACCGATATCTGCCGACTTTCGAAATATGATTCAGGTTGATTTGATATTAAACGATCCGGATATTAACGATATTGAAAAGACAATAGCATCTTTATATCAATTGTATCCGGAGATTCCTCAAGATATTCCAAAAGCAATAAAGGGATTGGAATGGTTTTATTCTCGAGGTAAGGATCTAAGTACTGAAGAGGCAGATTTGCAAAACAAAAACGCTCCCAATCAGAAGAAAGCGTTTGATTTTAACCAGGATGCTAATTATATATATGCAGCCTTCTATGCCACTTATAACATCAGCTTAACTACGATTGATTTTCTTCATTGGTGGGAATTCATGGCATTGTTTGAAGGATTACCCGAGACAACATTAATTCAGCGAATTATATATTGGCGCACTGCCGATGTTTCCAAAATGGATAAGCAAGAACGTTCATACGTCTTGAAAATGAGAAAACAATTCGAATTAGTTGAACCAAATAGCAAAAAACTGACTCTCGAAGAATTAAACCAACAAACAAAAGATAGAGTGGCCAGAAGATTTGCTGAAGCAGAGGCAGCAGTGCGACAAGAGTTAAAACAAGAGAAGCCACCGATTTAATGGTGGTTTTTTCATGCAAAAAAACAGAAAGGAGGCAACAGATTAGATGGCATATGATGGGTCAATAGCTTTTGATACTTCCGTAGACGGTAGAGGTTTTCAAGAAGGAGCTAATAAGCTTGGCGATATTGTTAAAGGTTTAGGTGTTTTTAAGATTATCGAAAAAGGCTTCGGAATGATAGTAAATTCCGTTGATAGAGCCGTTTCAAGATATGACACGCTTAATAAATTTCCAAAAGTTCTTGAGCAGATGGGATTTAATGCAAATCAATCAAGTGAAGCAACTCAAAGGTTATCAGACAGTGTTCAGGGATTACCCACTGCTCTTGATGACGTAGTCGCTACCGCACAACGTCTTACCGTTTTAACCGGAGATCTTGATACTTCTGTTGACACTACTATCGCCTTAAACAATGCTTTTCTTGCAAGCGGATCCGGAGCTGCCGATGCCTCCAGGGGACTGGTCCAGTATACCCAGATGCTTTCCAGTGGGAAGGTTGACATGATGAGCTGGAGAACTCTCCAGGAAACTATGGGATATGCCCTTCAAAAGACTGCTGAAGCTTTTGGGTTTGCCGGAAAGTCGGCACAGCGCGACTTATATTCAGCACTTTTAAGCGGGACCATCACATTCGAACAATTTAATAAAAAAATAATCGATCTCAACAGAGGTGTAGGCGGATTCGCTGAAATGGCAATGACGTCCAGCGGAGGAATCGCAACTGCTTTTACTAATATGCACACCCGCGTTGCAGCAGGAGTAACCGAAGTAATAAACGCGATAGACAGAGGTCTGTCAAAAACTCGGTTCAAAAGTATAGAAAACATTATCAACAGCACAGGAACTGCCATAAAAAACGCTCTTACAAAATTAGCTGCAAAAGCCACTCCAGTAATTGAAGCGCTTGCTAAAGCTTTATCTGTGCTTATAGATGTTAATAAAAAACTTTTACCAGTTATGGGAGTTATCGCTGCCGGATTTCTTGCATACAAAGCATATACCTTTGTAATAAATTTCTACGAAGGGTTGGTCTTAATAAAGGCAGGTTATGTCGCTCTATTAAAGGCAGAAGGAATAGCTACTGCCGGCACCACTGCTGCGTTAAAAGCATACAATTTAGCACAAAACGCAAAGATGCTCCTTCTGTTACCTGCTAATGCAGCGATAATTGTTCATAACGCTTTAACCGGGGCTTCAATACCTTTGCTGGGTGGTGCTACTGCCGCCCAATGGGGTTTAAATGCGGCAATGCTAGCAAACCCCATAGGAGTAATGATTGCCGGGATTGCTGCATTAATTGTGGGAATAATTGCACTTGTCTCCTGGCTTAGTAAAGCAAGCAGCGAATTTAGGCATCAACGAGAAGAAGTCAATGCATTAACCGAAGCTCAAAAGGAACTTTCTACATCTGTCGGAGAAAGTGAAACATCTTACAAAACTTTAACCGGAGAAATAGATGCAAATGCAAAAGTTACCGGGGAATTAATCGAAGAATTAAAATCCTTGCAAAGCAGCACGGACGACACTGAAGAAAAAAGCAAACAGATGGCTGTAACTGTCGATAAGCTTAATTCAGCGGTTGACGGACTTAATGTTTCCTATGACGAAGAAGCAAAAACCATTAGGAATCTAAATAGCGGACAGGCAATAAGTATTGACCAGTTGGAAGACCTTTTAAAGGCAAAGACTGAAATCGCCAAAGCAAATGCATGGGCAGAACGAGCAAATGAGCTAACTAAAGAGCAGATTAAAACACAGGAACAGTTAGCGTTTATCGAAGCAAAAAGACAGGAAATAATCGAATCTGAGAATCTAAAAGTCGGAGAAAAACAAAGATTACTTGAGGAACTGGATAAATCAGAAAAAGAACATGCATCGAATCTAGAAGATATAGGTTTAAGAATAAAGCTTGTCAATGACAATATTGAAAACTCAAACACTGAAATGGCTGAGTCTGTAGTCTCCGATTACGAACTCATGAACAGAGCAATAACCGAAAACGGAGAAAATATTGAAACTGTAGCAGCACAGTGGAATGTTTCAGTCAACGACATTATGACGGCAATGAAACTCGAGAATATAAATCTCGATGAATGGGTAGAAAAGCAGGAAAAGGCTTGGGAAGATTTTGAGAATGCTGTAAAAGATCGTACACAGGGAGTCATAAATTCGTTCAAAGAGATTCCCGGAGAATATGAGCAATCAGCAGAAGAGATGCTTGAGATCTTAAAAAATAATAAAGAACGGTACGCTGAGTGGGAAGCGACAATGGAGGAGATAACCCGCCAACTTGGACCTACCGCTGCCGAAGAGTTTGCAAAGTTAGGACCGGAAGCAACCAGCGCAATGAAGGAAATCCTGGGAAGTGCTGAAATGCTTGACGAGTATCGTGATGTATTCGGTGTAAAGCTTGATGAGGTTACAGGTTTAGCGGTTGAGGATTGGAACGATCCTAATTTTATTGGCGCACCTTCTGAAGCAATAGATTCTTCTGCCCAGAAGGTTACAGAAAACACTGCACTTGATACTGCAATTACTGAAACAATCGAAGGAGCTAAAACCGCAGCGGAAGGTGTTGATTTCAGTGATATAGGACAAGGTATAGCTGCAGGAATATCTGAAGGTATTAGTTCCTCTGCAACTTCTATGAGCACATCAATTGAGAAGGCTCTTAAGAAGATGTCAACGGAATCACAGAGTATCGTTTCACAAATGATGACCGGTATAAACAGTGCAATAATAACACGCATAGGTGCAATAAGGGCATCCGTTACATCTCTAGGAAATGGTATCACTGCTGCTTTAGATAGAACTAAAACTCAAACAATAGTGATTGCGAATCAGATATCATCCGGGATTTTAAACAGATTAAACTTAATGGTTGAAGGTGCATACATTGTGTCATCAAGCATGATGGATGGTATTGGCAGAGCGATGGACAATAAATCGGAGTCATTGTATTCCAAGGCCAGGTATATCGCAAATAGGATAGCACGGACTATGGCTGATGCTTTAGAGGTCCGCTCCCCTTCCCGTGTGTTGTTTAGAATCTTTTCAAACGTAATGATGGGAATATTTGAAGCGATGCAAGGGAAAAGCGGTCTTTTGTTTAAAAAGGCTGAAGATATTTCTGACGGATTAGCAGAACGCCTGTCTTCTTCACCCGGTTTTCTGCGGAGTAATCTGAACCGGTTAAGTTCATTATCTCCGGCAACATCGTTTAGTGGTTTCAATATATTGCCACAGCCGGCTATTGCTGGAGAAGGCGGTATCAATTATTCAACAACCCTTGTCCAACACATAACAACGCCGAAACCATTATCCCCTTCTGAAATAACGAGAGAAGGACAAGATATGCTCAGACGTCAACGTTACCGACTGCCATAAAGAGAAATAAGGTAGGAGAAAACATGAATGAAAGTACAGTATTTATTTATGAAAATGCTATAGGCAAATTAATTTTTAAAAAAGATTCTCCTTTATGGATTACTGATGTTGATGGAATTAGCAGCGTAGGAATTGACATTGCCGCTTCAAGGAGCAGCGGACAAATCGGGTCAAATATTACCAGTCAAAGCGTAAGGCCCAGGTCTTTCACTTTAGATGGAGCAATCTTTGACCCGGTCTCGTTAGGAAGAGAAAAAATAATCTCTATTATGGCTCCGCAAACACCATCTACTTTAACGATAGAACAAAACGGAGAGTCGTGGTTTTTAGACGTAGTGCCTGAACTCACCCCGGAAATCACACCCGGTGTCGGTGTTCAATATTTCCAAATGCGTTTATATGCTGAGTATCCGTACTGGAGAACTACTGCTTCTATCGCTGCTCAAATAGCCGGCTTGAATGCGTTATTTGAGTTTCCATTTTTTTCAGGAGGAAGTTGGTGGATATCAAAATACAGTGAAAACTATTTTTCAACAATAGAAAATAAGGGAAATGTGCCGGTTGAATTCAGGGTTAGCTTTACGGCACGTGCAGCGCTTGAAAACCCGGAACTTTATCATGTAGATACTGGGAAAAGAATCTTAATTCGCAAATCAATGATTGCTGGCGAACGGATTGTTGTTTCAACTATTTATGGAAAAAAAGGTGTTACTTGCATCAGTCCTTCCGGGGTGATAACTAATGGTTTTAAATTCCTTTCAATTGACAGTGATCTCTCCATGACGTTAATGCCCGGTAATAATCTCATGAGAATTGACTCAATTAACCGAGAAGGTTTGGGCGCCAGAATCGAAGCTCCGGAAGGGGTGATATCCGGTGTCTAACTTCTTCATATACAACAAAGATAGAGAAAGAATAGGGATTCTCCAGCATGATGAAAGCGTGCAGTGGCTGGAAGATTATCAAAGACCTGGCGAAGTCAAAATTGACGCCCAGGCAACCCCTGAAAACATTGCGATGTTAGTTGATGGAAACCGAGTTTATAACGCATATACCGGCACTGTCGCTAAAATCATCCATATATCTATCTCCCAAACCGAAGCGGAAACGATAATAACAGCGCGAGCAAATATGACCAGTGAAATGCTTGACGATCGTGTTGTTATGGCAACTGAAAACATTACTAATGCAGAAGCAGCCATTTATTCTATTTACTCAAAAAATCAGCGTAGTCTTCCGATATCGATAGGCAGTGTCGAAGGATACACTGATTTGGCAAATATGGAAATATCATGGGACACGGTATTAAACGCAATTACAAAAATTGCTGAAGTATCAGGGCTGGGTTTTAAAATCATTTTTGACCCCGAAACAGGTGCGGAAACCCTCAAGGTCTATAAAGGCATTAATCGTACCAGTGAACTATCGGAAAACTACATCGGATATTTCGGAACAGATGTCGGAAATATTGAAAACGTGTCAATCGAGACAGGCTCAACTGATTATAAAAATGCTGCAGTCGTTGCCGGCGCCGGAGAGGGTGCAAATAGAACTGTAAGAATCATATCCTTAGGGAGTGTTTCCGGGGATAACAGAAAAGAACTGTATGTTGATGCTCGTGATTTGCAAAAGGAATATCAGGTAGCTACCCCAACAGGTAGCTATGATGAAAATGGGAACCCTATTTATACATATGAAACTCATTTGTATACGGACGAAGAGTACCACGCAATACTTGAAGCCAGAGGTATGGAAAAACTCGCTGAACATCTGAAAACATTCTCGATTACATGTGACATACTTCAAAGCAATATAAAGTACGGCATTGATTACGGATTAGGCGATCGCATCCCGGTTAAACTGCCTGAATATGGAATCCTGGCAACAGCAAGAATATCTTCGGTAACAATGATTTATGAAAGAGAAGGAAATAAAACAATAGCTTTATTAAGTGAATTCGAACTGGAGGAAGGATAAATGGCAAAACTTAATAATTGTCCACATTGCGGATCTGAAACAGTTTTTATAGAAAACAAGCAGGGATTAGTCCCTGCTGTTTTTGCACAATGCACCAACTGCAAAATCCAAACACAACCAGTCCCTTCGTCTCTGGACTACTCGGCCAAGGATAGAGTAGCAGAGATTTGGAACTCTGAGAACGCTAAAGAATGGCCGGCCTGGATCCAGCCTCTTGGAGCACATGACGCCTACTCCAAAGGGTCTAAAGTAAGTCATAAAGGTAAAAATTGGATCAGTAATATTGACGCAAATGTTTGGGAGCCAGGAGTAACAGGATGGACTGAATTTACCGGAGGTGCAGCATGATTCTTTTTCCGTTAGACAATACCCAATATTTAGCAGAAGCATTAGGCGCCTGGTGTGGAACAAGAACACGAGGCGTTTTTTCTGCAGATACACACTACTCCGTCACAGCAAACGGGGACATGACAGTTACAGTTTCTCCCGGACTTGCCTGGCTCAAAGCTGGTGATTTTTGGGGTGTGAGTGCTTTTGAAAAAAATGCTCAGGTACTAACTGTTGACACTGCAGACGGAGAATTGGCAAGGATAGATGCTGTTTGCGTCCGGCTTGATAAAAACCTGAATGTGGGGCAATTGGTTATTAAAAAAGGATCCTATACTCCCCAACCTCCTATTATCGCAGCTCCGGTTCGCGACCTGGATTATGATGAAATCTATGTAGCGACAATAATGGTTCGAGCCGGCGCAACGTCAATCCTTGCTTCCGACATTACCGACCAGCGATTAAATGAAAGCTTTTGCGGTCTCATGCGAGATGGAGTAACAGGCATCCCTACTGCACAACTCCAAACCCAAGCTTCCGCAATCATTGCGCAAATTCAAACGGTCCTGGAAGAGGCAATTCAGGATGTCCAAGACGGTACCACTTTCATGCTCCGGACTATTTATGACCCTTCTGATGAGCGTAAAGATATTTTTTCTGAGTTGGCTGGCAAAGCACAGAAAAATCATGCAAGTACCACTAACGATTATGGAATTGGTGACGCCACAAATTACGGACATTTAAAGGCTTCAAACGCAATAGACGGCACAAGCGGTGAGAATGACGGAGTTGCGGCGACTCCGTTAGCGATAAAAACATTAAATGATATCAAAGTAACAACAAACCCGGCCTCTATGTCGTTATATGTATCGTCAACAGGGAGTGACACTACCGGAGACGGCACGGAACAAAATCCCTATGCGACTATTCAAAAAGCGATTAGCGTACTGCCAAAGCACCTATCTCATGATGCAACGATTTATGTTGACGGCGACACGGCAGGCGGGATTAATATCAGCGGATTTACAGGGGCGAAATTAAACATAGCTCCGAAAACGAGTAGTCAAATTTATCATATGACAGGCAGAGTGCTTGTCGAAAATAATCATTGCCCTGTTGAAATAAGTTATTGCTATTCAGATTATGCAGCAGTAAGCGGCACGCAAGTTTTCACCGCAAGTAATAACTCGGGTATTACAAAGGTAGTAAATTGCGGGGCGTCGACTTCTCCAGTCAACGAAGTTTCCCCATACGGAGCAGATAACTTTGCGGTGCTGCACGTTGTGAATGGGTATAGAGTATCCGGATTTGGACACGCTTATTTTGCAAGCTTTGGCGGGCGAGTAGTGGTGCAAGGGGACAGCGGAAATGCTCCTATTTCTCAGCCTTTCAGGGCATATAACGGAGGAATAATCCAGATACTTTCAACTTCGTTTACACAAACGACTTGGGCAAGTCAGGGCTCTGTTATTGTTAAATCGACTGGGGCGACGATAGGATAAACCGATAAAGGGGGCAGTTATGTACACAATCACATTAACCGACGGAACGGTTTTAAGAAACCTTAAACCTAAAGGAAACGGATTAGAGGTGGCATAAAAGTGAAAAGCTACGAAGCGTTGGAAACGACATTAATGACAATCCTTGCAATCGCAGGGGGAATATCGATAATAACGGGAGCGGTGATGGGCATTAAAAACTTATTCTTCGGACCCTTTAAAAGGCTCCGTGCGGTAGAAAATAAAGTAACAAACAACGGTATAAGTTTGGAGGACTACAAAATAAAAAACGATAAACGAATGGAAGAGGTTGAAGAGACTATAAAGGTGTTTTTAATCTCGCAAAAGGCGATTTTGGACCACCTTATATCGGGGGACGGCGCCGACGAATTAAAAGAAGCATCTAAAAAGATTGACGGTCATTTGATTGAAAGGATAGGTCACTGATGATTGATTTAACACCGATAATTAATGCAATAATCGTGCTTTTAGCAACGCTTATAACGGCTTTTGTCATTCCTCTGCTAAAAACGAAACTCGGCGAGGAAAAGTACAACAAAATGCTGATGTATGCCGAAATAGCGGTAAACGCAGCCGAACAGATTTACGGAATAGGACACGGCAAAGAGAAACTCGATTATGCTGTTAAATATCTCGAAAGCAAGGGATATAAAGCCGACAGAACGGCGATAGAAGCAATGGTAAAGACTATGTTTACCGATAAGCCGAAAGAGGAAAAATACACTCACGAAAACACCGACGAGGTGGAGCATGAGATATCCGAATAACTACATCACTATTACACAAATATTTAAACCGGGACACCTTGGCGCAGATTTAGGTTGGAATAGTAGTCATGGCGGCCCGTATCATGACATTATCGCAATAGCCGGTGGTGTTGTTGTTGCAACAACCGAAGGTTATAACTGTACTTGGCCAGATTATAAGTCATACGGAAACTATGTGTATATTGACCACGGAAACGGTATTACCGCTATGTACGCTCACTTAAAGAGAGGTAGTGTTGCCGTCAAGCGAGGACAGAGAGTTGTTGAAGGACAGAAGCTTGGCCAAATGGGAAATAGTGGTTGGTGCATTCGTTGTGCAGTACACTTACATTTTGAGATACGGAAGAACGGAAACAAAGTTGACCCTATCCCATATTTAAGGGCTATGCCTAATCAATATATCAGTGATAAAACATTAATTCCGGAAAGAATCAAACGAGGTGAAGAAGTGACTATAAAACCCGAAGCAGCAGACAGAATGAGAGACCAGATAAAAGTTAATATTGATAATCTGAATATTCGGAGTAATCCATATTTAGGAGATAACAAAATTGGAATGCTCCAAAGAGGAATATATAACGTTTATGAGCAGCGCGATATGACACACGAACAAAGCAATGGTTATTTATGGTATCGCATAGCGGATAACGTGTGGTGCGCTCAGGTCAATGGAGTTGATTTCTACAAAGCGGAGCTGCCGGAGATAGTGCATCCTACAGAACTTGAGAAGGCAAATCAAACAATTAATGAGATGAAAAAAGACTTTAAACTTGTATTCGACATTGTAAATAAATATTCATAGGTTATTCACCGTAAAATCCCCGTTGATTCACACGGTCACCCGTTGAAATCCCGTTACAAAATGTAATGTTTTTCACTATTTTTCACTGTTTTTCACTTATAGCAAAAACCCCACGACGCCCGTTATATACGGCTTCCGTGGGGTTTTCCGCTATTTATAGTTTGGTGCGAGTGACGAGACTTGAACTCGTACGCCATAAGACACACGCCCCTCAAACGTGCCTGTCTGCCAGTTCCAGCACACTCGCAACACCAGAAATTAATTTTATCACTGTAGATAATTAATGTCAAACAGAATAATTCAGAATGATTTTTATCATTCTGAATTATCTTTGTTTTCGATGTAGTCCAAAACTTCGCTAAAAAACTGTGCAATCGGTTCTCTAATCAATAAATCCGCCATATAGTCGCTGGGAGTTTCACTTTTGTTTATAACCACAAGTTTGCTGCTCTCATTCCTGCAATCAATAAATCCGGCAGCGGGATAAACAGTCAAAGATGTTCCCCCTACTACCAGCAAATCTGATTTTGCTATTTCACTTGCCGCCTTATCTATGGCTATACTATCGAGTCCTTCAGTAAATAGTACGACATCGGGTCTTATCATTCCTCCGCAGCTGCATTTCGGAACTAAATCCATTTCATCCACAGCTTCAAAAGAGTACTTTTTTCCACAGTTTATACAGTAAAAGCTGTTTCCCGTTCCGTGAAGCTCTATTACATTTTTTGATCCGGCAGATTGATGAAGCCCATCTACATTCTGAGTTATTACGGCTTTTATAGTACTTCTTTTTTCCAATTCGGAAAGAGCAATATGGCAATTGTTCGGTCTAATACCCTTTACCATGAAATACTCTCTGTAAAATTTATAGAATTCCTCCGGTTTTCGGGTCAGATATTGCGGAGTCAACAGCATTTCAGCATTTAATACGTTTTTATATATACCGCTTTGACTTCTGAAATCGGGCAATCCGCTCTCGGTTGAGACTCCTGCTCCTCCAAAGAATACCGTATATTCAGATTTATCAAGCATTTTTACAAATTCAGCAACAATATTCACAATACTATACCCTTAATTTTGCTTTATTCTTTATCCTGTAAAGTATAGCATTTATCCACCTTAAAGCTAAATCAGTCGACTTCACCCTTTTTCACCATTCTTATTGCCTCAAAAAACTTCATTCTATTTCCATAGTTCAGGCTCCCCAATCTATAAATTTTAATAGCTAAAAATGACACAAATACGATGCTCAACACCATAATAACCGCACTGAACATCAATTCCAAAACTCCTACCTTTACCATCAGATATCTGACAGGCATTGTGAGCATGGAGGTAAACGGAAAATAAGAGCTTATCTTGAATATTACATTTTCCGGTGAGAATAATCCGAT